TGCGTTCATGCCAATTTCATACGAGCGGTCGTACTCCATCATGTCTTCCGTCCACTCAAACCCTGCGGCGTAAGTGGAAATCGGAACGAAGGAAGGTGCCCCGGCACGCGCGAGCGTTCCGAAGACAATTTCCTCTCCCTCAAACTTCTGAAGGAACACGACGTTCGCATCGAAGAGCACGTCGCCGCCGATCTGCACCGAACCGCCGGGGAACGGGCCATCAACCCGGTCGTAAAGCGGCTGGTACAGCACCGGAACGTCTGCGAGTCCTACGTCGATGTCGATGCGGACTTTCTCCAACAAGTCCATTGCGCCCTGAGCGGTTGTGATCATTTCACTGACCGGCTTCAGAAGCTCAACCTCAGGAAGCTCCTTCTGAAATTCCGGGGTGAGACGACCTTCCATCTCGGAGACGCTGACGATCTTGACGCCGTTGAAAACGCTGGGAGTCCAACGGCGCACGCGCTGTGCTCTGCCTTCCGGTGCGTTTGCGAACGCGCCGACAGACAGCGGCCCGAAGAAACCGTCATGCCCAATTGCAAATCCGCCGCCGCGAATCTTGCGCATGATGGCTTCCATCGTGGGAGCCTCGGGAACGAGGACACTGCCACGCTTTCTCATGAAATTTCCCTCCTTCCCTCAGACGCCGATGTTGAGGATGCGGACAGCCGCATACCCGTTTGCGTTTTTCGCTTCCTCGACTTTGCAGCACGGCGAACCCGCGACGGTTGCCGACAAGTCCGTGTCGCCTCTCTTGAAGCCTGCACCGCTCGTCCAGTAGAGCACGTCACCCACAGCCGGGTTGAGCGCGGCCGGGAGCAGGACGTACCAAATCCGATCCGGTGCAATTTCACCGCCGTATGAACGCGCGGTATCGGATGCACCGATCTTGGACAGTGCTACGTGATTCCACTGATTGAGCCGGTACAGATCACCGAAGTTGATCGCCTGACCGCCAGGAGCGGTAAAGCCTCCCTGTGTCGCACGACCATCCGTTTTCAACTGGCCCATGTGTAATTACCCTCCTCCCGGTTATTCGTCTTGTGCGTCGATTGCGTCCTGAACATCGCCCTTTGTAATTCTGCCGTCCTTGCCGCTGCCTTCCAGGGTCGAAAGGTCAACGTCGTTCTCTGCGGCAAGCGCCTTTGCCTCGTCGGTCGCGTCGATTTCAGCACCGGCTTCGCCGCCCTCAAACTGCACGGCGTAGTCATCTGAAATTGCGACTGGATGATCTTCCGGCAATCCCTCAAAGGGATGGCCGTCTTCCAGCGGCATGAGCTTTCCAGCCGCCGACGCCGGATCGGGCGAACCGTACTGCGGAGGCCCGACCGTCTTGGGAGTCATGTCCATTCCCTGTCTCTCCTCATCGACGTAGGGGTTGGGGCTGGACGACGGGCCGACGTAGCCCGTCGGGTTGGTCACACCTGCACGCCGCTCTGCGTCGAGCGCTTCGGCCTGCGCGTCCAAGTCCATGTGCTCACCCGCTGCAATTGTCTCGTCAGCGGGCTGCTGCTCGTGATCCTGCGGGATAGTGCTCTCACGCTCTTCGGCCATGAAATTCATGCCTCCTTAGACACGAGCCTTGACACGGACGTTGGCCGTGGACGTTCCAGGCTTCCACTCGGTCGTTGAATTTCCGTTCTCACCTGTGCCCGCGCCCGGAGGATCGGGGGGAGCGTTCTCCATCTCGGAGACGGACTTTTTCAGGTTCTCGTCTCCGTCGATGATCTGCGTGATGTTGTCCGAGACGGTCTTTTCATCCTCGTCCGAATTCCCGGACAATTTCACATCGCGCGTTTCCATCTCTCCGACCAGCACCCGCCGCACAAGTGCGCGGTCGGAATCGGAGCCGCCCTTGAAGCGCTTGTCGAGCACCTTGTCGATCAGACCCTCGCGGAGTGACTTTCCTTCGCTCTTCAGCTTCGACACGACAGCCGAGACGACGGAAATTTCATCCGCATCTTCCTTCAGACCGAGAAGCGAGCGAAGCTGCGGGAAAAGATCGAGGGCGGGCTTGATCTTCGCGTCCTTACCCTCCATCTCTGCCACCTGAGCTTCCAGTGGCTTTCGCGCTTCCGCCTCGATGTTTTTCACCAAGTCGGAATTGTGTGCGCGAAGCTCGTTCTCCTGAAGCGCAGCAATTTCCTCTGGCTTCACTGAATTTCCTCCTTCCTCCATTTCAGATGTGAGAGCGCCTACGAGACGCGCACTCATTCCGGCCGCTCTTGGCCGTGACAGGTCGATGGACTCGATATTGAATTTCCTTACACGGACTCCTTTCTCGTATGGCTCCTGCGCAGCCTTGCCTCGCCACGACACCGTTTTCACAAGACCACGACGCAGGTAATCGCGGCCCTTCGTTCCCGGTAGTACGTAAGCCTTTACAGCGAGCTTGGCTTTCTCGCCAGCTTGGAGTAGCTTTGCTCCGACCCACTGAAGTTGAATTTCAGGGAAGGTGTACGGATCGTCTTCGGGCTTGATATGTCCCATGTATCCCACGATTGGTTCGTTGCCCGAAGCGCCTTGAATTTCATTGACGATTTCACTGAAAAGCTCTGGCCCCCAATAGCGTTTGGACTTTGACCATCCCGACTCGATCACAAACGTTGCGAAACGAGGATCGTCGTCACCATCGGTGACACTTGCGAGCACGTCCGGCGAAATCGTGACTAGCCCAGCGGGATCGCTGGACATTTCAGCCACAGCATCGAAGACCTCGGTAATTTCAAGATCATCCATGCTAACGCCTCCGCAACGTCTTCCCACCAAACTGCGTCTGACGGTTTGGCACGAACCGGGAGCCGTGATTCTTCGTGCCTGCAACCGGCTGCGGGTACCGCACGACGGAAGGCGACTGTACGCGCGACACGCCCTTCATCGGCTGGAACATGGGGTTGGGGTTGTTGGTCATGTTGTCGGCTTCGGGAGAGAACGTCGCAGTCGTTGCGCCAGATGAAAATGGCGGCGGTGCGGTTCCGGCAACCGACCAAATGTTGTACGGGTCTTTGCGGAAGAGCCTGCGCACGTTTGCCCGTGCCCGCGTGACCGGCCGACCGCGCTGGTAAAACTGGTTCTTTGTAATTACCGGATTGTTCAGCAACTCCACGGTCGCGCCGGGAGCCTGCCGCTGCAACGTGACGTACTGCATCGGATCGAGCGCACGGAGGGTACGCGGCTTTCGCGTCGGCGCGTATCCGAGCACAGCACGCTGGTTCGGACTCTTGTTGCCGATGTTGCCCTTCACGGGCTGCACGGCAGTGTTCTTGACTCGTGCCATGAAATTCCTCCTCTACTTCCGCACGATCCGAAAACGACGATTTGACGTTTGGCCGTAGTTGATTAGCTCCTTCATGTGAGCGACGGCACCCGAACGCAAGATGGTTGCAGGCCCGCCCCGATCCCCGGTGAGGGTCGTGCGTGTGCGAAGTGCAATTGGCTTCTGAGCCACTACCGCTTCCTCCTTCCGCCTGTCTTCTTCCACTTGCGAGCGTTGAGTGCGAACGTCGCCTGTCTCCTCGTTGCTGCGCTCTTCGACTTTTTCATTTGACGTAGTTTGCTGGCTGGAATCTTGCCGCCCTTTTTCACTCCCGCCTTTGCACGCAGTCTCCCACGATGGCTTTTCTTGATGTTGATTCCCGATCTGCGTCTGCGGGCCATGAAATTACCTCTTCACCAGCCGCATGAATTGACCGTTCCACGCGGACGGCAAAAGCCGACCGATCTTCCCGCCGCCCAAGCGCGTGCCCATCACGCGATAGCGCAAGAAGTTTCCGCCGCGCGGAGTTGCAATTGGAATTGTCGGAAGATTCCCTGTGCTCTTAGCGGCCATGTGCTGCTCTCTTTCTGCGCCTGCCCATCGTGGCGGACATCTGCTTCGGACTCTTCGCCTTCGGCCTGCGCGTAACCGAGCGTGACTTTGAAATTCTCAACTTGCGCTTCCTTCCCGCACCTGCACGTCTCACTCGTTGCCTCCTTGTGGCCCAGCCTTGACCGGCACAGACGACGTTCCGCCTGCCGGTGTATTTCCATTCTGCGGATTACCGGCTGGCAACGCAGGCATCGGTGGCGGCTGAATCGCGTTTGCAATTTCGGTTTGACTGTCTCCCATGAGCGGCAGGAATTGCCGGATCGTCTCGCGGTACGTGTCGTCTGAAATTTCGCCGCGCTGCGCTGCTACTTCCAGCCCCATGATGATTTGCTGGAATGCTTGCGCGAGCACAAGCTGATCGTCCGGCCTGACGACATCCCACACGACCTTCGGTGAGTACGGAATTTCACCGTAAGCTACCAGCGCCATCTTGCATAGCTGCTGGATCGCCTTGTTGAATGAAATCCGCTTGCGCATGATCTTGCGGATGAACGGCACGGTCTGCGCATTGCGGTCGGAGTTGGCCGATCCTGCATCGACTCTCATGAACGCCCACTCAGGCGTCTGCGATGCAATTGAAATACAGTCGATGAGAAAGTCGAGGAGCGAGCGCGTATCGCCAAGTACCGATTTGGCTTCAAGGAATTCCCCGTCTTCTTCCGAGTTGAAGAAGATGATTTCACGACCGCTCCAATTGACCGACGCTCCTTGTTTGATCGTGCCCGTTGTTTCGTCCCAAGCTTCCGGGAAGTTGTTGCGTATGAAATTTCCCACGTCTACGAGCTTCATCTTGATCTTCGGTGTCGAGTGATAGCGGTGAGCCTGCAAGCCTTGCGCCATCACGTCATGGAAAGCGTTGAGGAATGGAATTACAGATTCCAAGTCGGACTGTCCGCCTTGCAGCGCCGAGTCCCACTCGTTGTAAACCTCCACGAACGGAACGAAGCCCCACGAATTCGACGCCGCCATGTCGCCTATGTAGGCGTTAGCGGTCTGATCAAAGTACGTGTAGCTGTCCCGTGTAATTTCCTCGATGACATCGTGCTCCTCGTACTGAGGCTGCAAGCCCATCGAGATGTCGCCTTCCTTGACCAAGATGGTCATGCGGTGAATTACAGTTGCCTTTTCGATGATGTTCTTGTTGTGCATGTTGTATTCCAGATCGACGCGCTCAGGTGGCACGCACTCAATTCTGAAATGATCCGCCTCGTCCATCGTCATGAGCGGATCGAGCACGTCCGGCCTACGGAAGCGAACGATGATCTTGGAATCCCGAATTGCATCTTTGAACATCTCCTGCAAGTCACCGGCCCACGAGTCGGTGATGCACTCGTTGAGCAAGTCGTTCACGTCGTTGCTGGCGTCGTCAATCTGCACAGTTGGAATTCCAATGAACCCAACCTGTAGATCGACTATCGGTTTGGCGAACGCTGTGCCGAGAGCGTTGTCACCGGAATTCCGGTACATCTGGCGGCACAGATCGTAATTTACAATCGTGCCTTCATCACGCGGATGAGCCTTGGGCCAGAACGTACCGCCGACTAGACGGAACGCGGAACGAATTCCCGCGAAGCTGAAGAAGCTGAAAATCGGTGACGTAAGAATCTGCTCGCTGACTTGACGCAGACTACGCATCGGGTTGCTCCTCCGCTGGTTCGGTCACTGCGGTTTTCAAAAGCCCTTCCAGTTGCTCGATCAACTGCGCTGCCTGCTCCTGTACCTCGGGACTCGCTTCCCGCAGCGCGTCCACAATTCCGTCGTCTGTAATTGTGGTCTTCTCCTCGTTGGTCTGAAGCCGCTCAGACTTCGACAGCTTGGGAATTCCACCACGGTCGAGTAGATCGGCCGCTGCGCGAATTACAGTTGCATCATCCTGGCTTCGCCGCATGACATCGACAATGGCCTGCACTGCCTCGATCATGTAGCCCTGAAGAAGCTCTAGCGCTGCCTCGGGAATTCTCTCCCGCAACATCACGAGCATTTCTTCCACTGCCGGGTCTTTCAGCATCTCCCGGACTTGATCAACTGAAATTCCTACGATGCGTGCCTTCTGCGTGTGGTTGTAGCCCGCAAGCTGAAGCACGACGATCATCTGCTTCACATGCGGAATTTCAGCCGGAATCAGTTTGGTTGACCGTGAGACATCGACCTTGTAGCGCCGACGCACGGATGCAATTGTCTTCTTGCGGTTGGAAGCCCGCTGGTTCGGTGTGGACGGTCTGCGTGGCATCACATCACATTCCTGTTTAGGAAATTACTGACGCCCTCGGGCACCATCAACGAGGGTTGTGCTTGCGCTGCGACATCCGCGAACATTCCAGCGTGATGCCAGTGATCGGGATTTCGGTTCTTGACCCAATGCCCGACGATGGTGCCGCGTGTATTTTCCTCTTCCAGCCTGACCATCTGCGTGAGTTGGTGGTACAGCCCGTTGAACGGCTTGCGCGGCAAGTCTTCGCCCAAGTCTCGTGCGTCGATTGGTAGCCACGAGTTGCCGTTGAGAAATCCCTGAATGAAATTATCCAGCGCCATCGACTTGTCGATGTTCACGCGCCCAGCCTCGCCAACCTTCAGCGGATGAAATACAGCCATCTCGCTAGCCTGCAAGCGATCCTCACTGAAGCCGACTCGTAGCTTCCCGTGGTATTTCAATGCGAGGTTCGCTGCCAGCTTCTTCTCCGGGTGAGCGTCGATCACGCCCGACCACGAGATGAGGCTGTCAAGGAAATTCTCTAGCTGACTCCACTCGTTGAAAAGCTTGATGTTCCACAGGAGCCGCTGACCGCCGCGACCGAAGTGCCAGCACCAAACATGAATTTTCGTTCCCACGTCGATGCCAACTGCTACCCACGAGTTAGGAATTCCGCCCATGAGGTAGCCCTTCATCCGGCACTTGTCCAGTAGCTCGACCGTGATCTTGTCGCCGGGTGCCGTGTACGCACGGCCCATGTTCAAATTCCAAAACGACTTCAGCTTTCTCGCTTCGCGCTCGCCCTCGTAGTAGTCCTTCATGATTTCACGGAGCGGCTGCGTTGGCGAATTCAACTGCGAGATGTGGTAGCCCCGGATGTCACCTTGCAGGTTGAACGGCGACCAGCGACCGAGCGCATTGAGATGTGGCCGCTGCCCATCTGAAATTTCCTTGTTGCAGAAGGCGCACTCAACCGCGCATTCATCAGGAGTGTCACCCAGCTTGACGTTGCTGTAGTCCAGCGCCGGATCGTTGAAATTCAGGACTTGGAATCTGCCGCAGCCCGGACAAGGAATTTCCCATCGGTGTTGATCAGAGAGATTCCAACCGTCGTCGGCATAGACCCCGTAACCGTCAACTGTGGGAGTAGAGAGAATGAGTACCTGCCGGATTTGCGATCCGTCCATGCGGTGACGAGCATCTTCAAGGTTGTCCTCCACCATTCGGTCACGCTCATCCCAAATTTCAAAGTCAACCGGAAACTCCTGAAGCTCGCGGATGATGTTCGTGCCACGCACGTAGAAATTCACACCGTCCGCCGTCTGCTTGTGCAGCCGGTTATCGACCGATGAAAACCGAGTCACGAGTCCGGGATTGGACTCGATGATCGGGTCGATCCTTCCCTGCACAAATGGAATTGCGCCGGTTTTCAGTGGCAGGAGGTACAGCCCGTTCCAGTGGCGCTCCACGATGTTGTGCAGCGTCCGTGTAATTGCCGTCACGGTCAGCCGCATCTGTGCGCCCTTTGGAATTACAATCACCGGGGAGTAATCCCGGATGATCTGACGGACGTATTCGCCTCCATCGAGGGTGAAGGGACGTGCATCTACCCTCAATCGCATTCCAAGTGCCCACTCGTCCGGCCTAGCTAGAGTGCGAAGGGATGTGAAATTCCCGCTGCCATGAGCGGCTTTTCTTTTGGCTGAGCGGGATTTCGTCTGAGTCGGCAAGGCGGTAATTGCTGAAATACACAGCGCTTGCCCAATGAGTCTAAAGGAAATCCCCGGCAAAGGAAAGAGCCGCCTTTCGACGGCTCAATCCAGGCCCGAACGTCAGTCGCCCGAGAAGTTGGCACGACGACGCCTAAGTTGTACCACGAACAGCCATCTTGATCCTTCGGGCCTGCTCCTCCTCGCTCAAATCCTTGACCAATTTCACTGCCTTGGGCGGTCGCCCTCTTAGCTCAGCGCCGTAGCGAATGTCATCTCGGTGACGAATTTCACCCTTGCGCCGGATTGAAATAACTTCCAGCATTACCTTCCTCACCGTGCGCTTCTGCACACGCTGCGAGCGCTCCAAGATCACGTCACGTAACGTCGTCTCGCTGAGGCCAGTGCGCCGTGCGAATTCCATCATCCCCACACGAGCTACACCTTCGCTGAAATAGTCCTTGACCTTACTGACCGGCACCCAGCCTTGCTCTCCCGGAGATTTCAACTTGTTCCAGTTGACGCACAAACGGCAACGCGGAGTAAGCTTCCCTGCACGGGTACCGGATTTCCCCATGTAGAAATACTTCTCAGTTGCAGGAAGCCACGTCGGTTGATCGTGAGCAGGGCCAGTGCAGAGCTTGTGTAATTCTCCGTTGATCTTCTTGGTCGGAGATTTCACTTGGTCAAGTGTGCGCCATTTGCGTACACCGACTCGACCTTTTGACGGATCGTATTTCCTTTCCCTTGCTCCTCAGCTTTGAGCAAGAAGATGTCGGTGCCCTTGACCGGCCCGTAGAATTTCACGAAATTCTCGTAGGCTTTCTGTACGCCCCTGCTCCGCTTGCTGATGTCGAATGGAAGTAGCTGGCTCGCTGTGCTCATTGATTGGCTGATCCCTTCACTTGCTTGCCGTTGATCGTGACCACGGCTGAACAGTGACCCCAAATTTCAAGGCAGGCGTCGATGGTCTTGCCTCGCGGGATGTACGTCGGCTGCGACTCGTGCGTTTCACCGTCCCATGAAATTACAACCTTCCAGTGCTTGTAGCTAGTACGCACGAGCTTGACTGTGACGACGGTTCCCATTTCCTTTCCCGCTGGCAACGGGAAGGCGGTGTAGCGGGGATAGTCGTTGAGTTGGTGCCGCTCGATGTACGCCTCAGGCACAGCCTCTCCACTCGACTGTGCAATTCCACCTTGCACCCATGAAACGTTGTCGGCGGCGTTCACTCCTGCCCATACAGCGGCATGACCTTCCACGATGGTCATTGAAATTACCTTGACCTTAGTGGTGAGTCTGCCGAAGACGATCCCCCAATAGTGATAGAGGAGCGACTTGCTTACACGAAATTTCGTAGGGGCAGGCTCTTTCATGCGACTAGGTGCTCTTCGACTTCATGGACGTTGGACGTATTGATTTCAACTATGTCGTCGTCCAACAATTGCATTCCCTCATGCACAGCGTTGGCTGCGTCGAAGGGATTGTCCCAGCGAGAAATTTCTTCCCCGCCCACGTAAGCTACGTATTCGATGTGCTCTGCGCCTCCCCATTGATCGCGGACTCTTTCCGGTTCTGTGTAATTACCTCCGAGACGAGGATTCATGCTGCTCCTTTCTGTATTTGATCCCTTCACGCAGGATCATGAAAAAGAGCTTCCACCATCGCGGACTGAAAATAATCGGTGGCTTACTCATCCACCCTCCTCTGTCGTGTCCTCGGGATTGTTACAGAAAAAGCAAAGGGCCGGGGGAAGGCAGTCCCGGCCCTTCGCTTCTGGACGTTGCTAGTCGATCACGGGTCGATTGTAATTGTGCAGGTGTAGGTTCCCGGCTTCAAGCCGTTCGCCGTCACCGTCGCACTCTCCGCGTTGCCCGAAGCGGGCTGCGGAGAATCGCCCACGTCCGCGTTCGCACCATCGACGCAGTGAATGTTGCTCTGCGTTCCGCCCGGTGCCTCACTCGCCACGCTAGCTGAAATATCCGTCAGCGGCGTATCGGTTGCCGAGAAGGACGTTCCAGCGAACGGATCAGAATTACAATCCGTGTTCGCGTTCACGGTAAGGTCGTGCGTCGTGCTGTCGTCAATCGAGTAACCGGCCGGTGCGTCCGTCTCCTTGATGTGGTACGTGCCGAAGACGAGATGATCCACGCACACCGTTCCGTCTGAACCCGACGTGACCGTGTTACTGTAATTCCCCGGCCCGGTGATCAAGAATTTCGCTCCGGCCAGAGCAGTGCTCTTGGTCGAAGTCTTGCTCACCTTGATGGCACCAAGCTGCTGATTGTTCACATACGTGCAGGTGATGTCATCGTTCGGGTTGATGTTCGCCGTGACGACGCGACCTGAAACACTCGCGTCGGCCGCTGCGCCCTGACCCGTACAGCTAACACTGTCGAATGCAAATCCCGTGGGGTCTGCACCCTCAGTGACCGTGTACGTGCCCTGATGCAATTGGTCGAACACCTTCGTGTTACCAGCCGAGTCTCCCCCAGCGGAATTTCCGTTGTCGTTGAGGGAGAACGACGCACCATCTAGCGACGATCCCGCTGGCCCTGTCCCGGTGTAATCGAAGGACTGATCGAGTCCACGCGGAGCCGTGTGCTTGATGATGGTGAGCTTGCCGCAGTTGTTGAAGTGCAGCGACACCGGCGCAATGAAATCCTTGATTTCAGACGTGAAGGAAGTCGAAGAACGAGACTTCACATACGCCGAGTTGAAGGACTCGCATGCGTTCTGCTGCACGATGCCTGCGCACACCATGTCGATTGCCGCCTCGCCAAACTGCTGAGCGGGACGGTTGACTGCGGGGTTGCCGCCAAGGTTTTCAGAAACCTGTGCAGCGTTGGTCTGACCCTCGGAACAGGCGGTTGAAATTACACCGTCGTTCGTCCACGTAGAGCCGTTCCAATGGTACTTGGTCAGAGTCGGGGAATTACTTCCGCCCTGGAATGCGTAGTTGATGAGCAAGTCACCAACCGTGCGATTCAGGAGCTTCGGCCCCGGCGTCGTCAGATCGGGCTGCGCCTTCGCGTTGATTTCAAAATCGAAGTTGACAGTACCCGACTGATTCTCGCGCGACCACGCGAGGTAGAGCATCTGATGGCCGTTGGCAAGAGTCTCGCCCGCAATTGCAAAACGAGCAAGGTCAGCCTTGGAATTCGGGATCGAACCCGAAACGACCGTCGTTGCAACGTTGTCTTCCTTCGCACCCTGCCCGAAGGAATTGTCCGTTGTGCCGGTCGGCTTATCGACACCGACTGACAGATTCGGAGCGTTCACCCAATCGTGATCGCCCGCTGTGTTGACGACGAGGTTGCCGTCGTCGCCTTCAAAGTTGCTCCCCGGCAGAGGTACCGCCGAAGCGCTCATCACGAAGATGACTGTGAAGGCCGCAATCGCTGCCAGCGCAGCAATTGTAACGCGCTTGCGTGAAATTCTCACGCGCCCTCAACTCCTGTTCTCCCCCCGGAGGATGTCATCGTGCCGCTGGGCCACAGGCGAGTATCTACCCCTCGCCTGAGCTTGTCAAGTCTCTACCGACGCCTTCTTTTCCGGCCTCTTGAAATTCTGTGCGAACCCTTGGAATAGACGGAGTTTGCCTTCTTTGCACGGCTCGATCCACGCTTACCGTACTTGTTCGCTTTCGCGTAGAAGACCGACGTGCCCTTCTTCGTTCCGTAGCGCTTGCGCATCGCTCTGAGAGCTTTGCGCGATCCCTTGGAATACGCTCTCCTAGGAATTTCAATCACCCCTCTTGTGCTCGCACGAATTCCTGAATCTTGCTCGCTACTTCTCGTTGGCCCTCTTCCGTGTCGATGTCGGCACGAACAATCATGTCGGCAACAAGCGCCAGTCGGTCGGAAATTTCACCGTCCGGCATGACAATAGCGAGGATCGGCTTGTCCATCATGATCGCCAATCCTAGCTCCACAGCGAATTTCACGTCTACGTTCTCTTTGCTTGGCACGAGCGACATCACGAATGCAGACTTTGCCATTCCCTGCACCGTCTCACGGCGAACGTGATTCACGAAGCTGTCCCAGCCTTCGCGCTCTTCAGGAGATAGCTCGTCTATCCAGTCAGAAATTTCATTCACCCCTTCCCTTCAGGATCAGAGACTTCTCGCGGTTGACACTCATCTCGTTGTAGTAGTGACATCCTTCCCGCTTGCACCAATTGAAATCTTCCACGATTCCATGATGCACTTCGGTGCGAATGCCCCACGAGTGAATTCCGATCCAGCACAGGATGTGCTTGCCCCGTATTCTCATGACCCCTCCCGGACGTAGTGTAATTCGTTCAGGTTCAGATCGAGTATCCGTATCTGTTGTCGCAGGTAGCTATAGGCGAGTTGTTCGGTCGGTGTCATCACGAAGTCGTAGTCTGCAACCCGCCGCTCGTTGGCCTCTGCGAATTTCCTGCACGCTTCGGCCACGGCGTCACGAGCCTCGTCACAACGTTTCAGAATTTCACGTTTGCGGTCAGCCATCCACGCTCCTCACAGTTGGCTCCTCGGTCGGCGGCTTTCTTTTCATCACGAGACGGCCGTGAAAAATTTCAACGCCCTCGTCCTTGACAATCACTTCTTGCGTCGTAACCCAATCGGCACCGCAAGTGTTGGTGTGAATCCAGATGTCTTCCGCAAGGTTCGCCAGAATTTCAAGACAGTGATCCCGCGAAAAGGATTCGCCTTCCAACCTGAAGCGTGTAATCACGACTTGTATCCGCAGCTAAGGCATTTGAAGCCGAACGGGTCTTGAATCAGATTCCCGCCACAGCGCGGACACTTCACAGGAGATTTCATTGCATCCTCCGGTCTAGCTCGTCGTCTATCTCGCCACGATGACGTTCGGCCCGTGCTTCTTCTGCCATCCGGTCTGCATGCAGCTTCGCGGTCTTCAGCTTGATCGCTTCTTGGAATTCCGGGTAGTGATATTTCATCCAGCCATAGACTCTGCCGATGACGATGCCGAGCACGAGTCCGAGGACGAATGCGAAGACAGCCATCCGGCCATCCTCCTTTCCGCCCCATCCGGGGCTTCATCTGAAATTCTTATTCGGCCGCTGGCTCTTCTTCGGGCTGCGCATCCGGCCTGACCACGGTGATCAAGCTCTGAAATGCGTTGTTGAGATTGCTGACTGCGACCGACAACGCATCGAGGAAACGCGATGCGTCTTCCTTCTCCTGCGAGAAGTCAAGCTGAGCAATTTCACTGGAAATGTCTTCCAGCTTCTTGCTCGCATCTGCCAGAGCACCCACGATGAATCTCCTTCCTGTTGATGAAATTTGGGAGCCGGGAGAGGAGCAGGGGAGTGGGATGAGTAACCACTACCACGCTTTGTTTCCGGCTCCCGCCGGGATTCTCTCAAACCCCTGTGCTCGCGTCAAGTCAGTACCCGGCCCCTGTCTTTTGCTTGGGAAGCCCGGTAGCGGGATCGAGTTGCTGCGTTATCCAGACTGTCATGGAGTAGACGCGACCATCGTTGACAATTTCAGTTGCGTAGCTGAGAGGATGTCCCGTGTTCCCTCTTCCCGAGTCGTACACCTTGGGGTCGGCAGCGAAGCGGAAACCGTGATCTTCCTGAAATTTGCGTACTAGATCGGCAACCTGCATCCCCGGCTCGTAGTCGTAATGCTCGATGAACGTCCCGTTGTTCACTTCCAGATTCACGGGCCAGTCAGTCATGCGTCTACCCACTTTCCATCGCGGATGAAGCCGTGACAACCATCCTTGCAAAGCACCGAAGGTGAAATTGACAACGGCTCTTCTTGATCGACCGTCCACCATTGCAGGTTCCCGAACATTCCTCTGTAAATCTCTCCACGGTCAAGCCCACAAACACCTTCAGTCCCATGACGGCATTTCACGATGATGTGAATGCGCGGACAGTCGGGAATATCTCTGTAGCGCTCGTTGTTGGCCGGAATCGTTCTGTCCGGTGCCCAATCCGCGAAACGGAACGAAAAGCCGCTACCAAGATCAAACGGCCCTGGGCCAACATAGAACGGAAACTGAATTACATTCTCCACAGCATCCTCCTCAATGCCGTGTGACGTGAATGTTCCACTTGATCACATGGTAGAGCGTCAAGCCCCAAAAGAGCAAGCCGATGT